ACATCAACAATAGATGTCTCTTCAATTTGTAATCCTGCAATACCTTCCTCTCCTTTAGCGACCAAATCTACACCTATAGAATCTTTACAGATCTTTTTATTCCCACAACCTACGTCTAACCCTTTTCCTTTACAGATCGTTTTTAACACTACTTCTTCTTTTGCACCGATTGTTTCTCCTTTTGGTTCATATAATGAAGGTAATCCATACCATGTACGATGAAACTTCTTTACACCATGTTTTCGAATAACCTGAATCTGTGTGTCATTCTCCATTTCTTTACTATTCCATCCATTAGGCTTGTCTGGACCGCCATGAAGTCGCTCTCCTGTTTGAAATCCTATGTGATAAAGAAAGACATCTCGTCGTGCGACTAATCGTTTCCCTGCATCATGTAAGCGGATTGCTAAATCAAAATCATCTCCACCGGTTAAATCTTCATCTAACCCACCAATCTCCAAGAAAAGTTCTCGTGGCAACATGGCGCAAAATCCAATCAAGTACGGTACTTCCATCATCGTAGGATGCTTGGTATTCCAGATATTTTGAGATCCTGCAACGACATTAGACGACGGACCAACTTCCCCAACGGTATCATCATTCTCTAAAATATCCATCATCTTATTCATCCAATCATATTGCCCAGGAACTACGACCACATCATCATTCATCATCATAATGTACTTACCTTTACTGTGTTTCACTCCTTCATTAATTCCACCCATCCATCCAAGGTTCTTCCCAGGCTCTACAATCGTGTATGACGAACCACCTTTTATAACATTCTTTAATCCTGGTTCTCCGTTATTTACGATGATAATATGTCGTAAAGTCGTTGTGTTATATTCTAACGAATCTAGTGCATCTATTAATTGCTTCGTATTATTATATGTTGGAATAATAATATCCACGGTCTGTTCTAACTGAGGATCAATAATTCCCTTTCGTCCTATAAGTTTAGTAGACATAGTCTTAGTTAACATAAATCGCATTACCTTTTAAATCACTAACATCCGATTCTCCTTTGTTATCTTCATGCTTATATTCTTTATTATACTTACGGATTTCATCCATATCGTTCTCTGTCTCGAACTCTTTCTCTCCAACAATAATCGGTGCACCTAGGTGTAAGATTTCTGTTGCTGTGTCCATAAAGACTTTAGCGCCAGCTTCTTCTTTAGCCCGATAACAGAATAGAATATCCTCACCTGTACCTTCTGTAGACATGAATCGTGGTGTCTGTACCGCATCTAATACCTTACGTTTAATCAATACCGCACCAAACCCTACAGCATCAACTTCGAATAAGATATCTTTCGGATAATTCTTCACAATCTCATTCGAGAAATACGACTGATGTCGTACTTTGTCATATCCTTTCTTGTGAATATAACAAACAGGGTAGTAAGGAGGACGACGTTGAAACGCTAACGGTGCAACTATATCTACATTGTGCGCAAACAACTTCTCAAAGATGTCTACCGGACACAACATGTCATCATCAATCATAAAGAGGTAATCGCAATCTTCACTAACAGCAATACGTGCTAATTCCTCTCTAGCCTTTGGCGTTAGTAATCGTCCTACATTCCCAAAGATAAACTGAAATGGACTGTCCGGTAATGTCTGCAATTGTCCCAAATGAAAGCACATATCCATACGATTGTTATAGGCTTCTGGTTGCGTATGTCCTTCATTCGGAATCCCTATAAAGACTCTGATCTTTTTTTGTTTGTCAAGGTTCTTATTTTTTGTCATACCAATACATCAGTTTATTCTTTAACCTATGGTAAAGGTTGATCAGGAATATCGGATCATAGTCCTTTACATAATGTCCTGCACAACGATAGATCGTTTGCTGAGACGTTACTCGACCACAAGTTATACATCTATTAAATTTCATATCTCATCTTAATTATCATTTCTAGTGCGAGGGGGATTGCTCCCCCACGCGAACAAATGACAATGTTAGAGCGCACGAATGACTCCGCCAACATATGCTGCTGCCGATACGGTATTCGTATCTTCCGCAACAACATACTTGTATCCAACAGTAGACAATGCCTGCGCTGTTGATGTCGACAGGCCATATTGACCCGTAACACAGTGCAACGCATCACCTTTCGTCACCGTTACAGAAGTTCCTTCATGCGAGAGTAACACCGAATCTCGGTGACCCCATGCTTGAACACGTCCATATTCGGTATCTGCGATGTCTAAATCAGCGACACCAATAAATCCTAGGAAGGATGCAGCAACAGGTGCTACAGACGAGATACCATCAATGGTTGTACCCAGGTCAAGGCAGACAGCGGCATTACCGCTAATTGTTCCACCAGACATGTTCCGTGCAACCATATAGACCTTTTCAGGATCTGTACGGTTTAATCGTTGTGTTTGCATAATTCTATTTTTAACCCAGCTCTGTATTTACTGTATTTCTTGACATCATGTATATCATTGCATCAAACGAGTAAAGATAAGTCGAGGATGATTTTTTTAAGTTCCTATTGCCCACCAATTACCATCTTGACCATTGTCTGTTACAAGAGTAATTATTCCACCAGAGACAGTAAACTTTGGCATATTATTATCTACATGAGATGTAGGATACACCCCACATGCAACAATTGCGCTTAGTCCTGTTGTAATCGCTCCACCAGAATCTGCTTCAGCATTTGTATACGTTCCGAACTTCCAGCGCTTATTTCCCATCACTGTTGAGCCGCCTTGACCCCCAGTTACGCTTCCACTAAAAGCCATAATAACTCCTTTCTAGGCGGTGATGCCTGTTAATTTTCCATGACGATCAGAGTTCGATGATGCAAGGTTACCCATCCAGAGGATCTGAGCAACTTTCGCATCTTGGTTTTCCGGTTTCACGAATGGAGTCGTAATTAGATCTGTACCACTTTCAACAACCAATTCAAGGAAGTTGGAGTTGAGCATGTACATCACACCACTCTGACAGTAAAGATCAAACATCATTGTTGCATCTTTGTATTTCAAGTTCTGGAATCCACCATCTACAGTCTTTGTATCGGTGAATCGTTGCTGTGGTTGCAGCGTGGATTCGTAATACTCAAACTCTGTTTGACCTGTAAGGATCAGATCTGGATGAACGTTCCCTTTAGAACAGTTGTTGTAAAGAGTCCGCATATCATCGAGACCTTGTGCAGCAAACGAACCAGATGCGGTTTCATTTGCAGCCCACCAGCTATCGGTTGCACGGTTAATGTTTCCGTACGTTCCAGTACTATCTACTGCTAGAGCCAATCCTGTTAAGTTCTTCGTATCAACAGCGTCTGAAAGAAAAGCATGCTGATCCATTTTTTCTTTCAACGATTCCTCTGCTTGCATAATCTTCCCTTTGAGAAGATTCAAGATACGTGTTTCAGATTCTGCATTCTGTCGTTCCTCTTTACGAGAAATTGAGATCGATGCCGCATACTGTTTCCAGTTATACTCGGCAGAACTTATCCCTTCCTGTGGCGTTGTGTCTAAAATGTCATAGGCACTATACGATCCAGCAGTACTATTCGTCGCGTAAAGGAGGGGAACAATAATTTGTACACCACCTGTTTGCATTCGCTTACGGCCTTTTCCCATAAGCCAAGCAAACAAGGCATTAGCGCGAAAAATATTGTCTTCCAATTTCGGTCGATAAGTATTCAGCGTTGTAGACAGAATGGCATCGAAGTTTGCATTTCCAGCCATAATTTTTCATTAGTTATGTTAACCCCGACCATGTTTTTTAAGAGCAAATTTAGCTGCTGTCCAGAAACTATCTTCACTATTTTGAAAGTCGGGTTTTGCATCAGTAACACTCATCGGTGCACCAGTTGTTTCAGCTGATGCTTGTTTCTTTACTTCCTGGCGTTTAAGCACCGCCTGTGCCGCAGATTCTTGAGCCTGTTCAAACGCTAATACTTTATAATGTTCTTCAATTGCTACTTCAGGATGTTTCTCTACACGAGTAGCAATGTCATCCCGTAGGGAATTAAATGAAGGTAGCTCACCATCTTCAGGATATTTCTCCTGTAATGTCGCGATTTCTGCATCAGCTTCCCGTTGCATTGATCGTGAAATCACCGGTTCAATATCTTCCTTAAATCGTGTTTCTAATCCTTCTTTCACCATAGACTGCACAATTTCATGTGCTGTCTTTCCCTTATACTTTTCCTCTACAGGAGTTGCAGATTCTGAAGGTGCTTCTAGGCCAAGCGCTTGCCTGACCTTTGGGTTCTCCATTGTCTGATCATAAAGTTTTGCACGTTCTTGTGTCGAAGACGCGTCTTGCATCTTTTTCGTAAAGGATGCTTGCATCTTCTTAAACGTTGGCTCAAGTTCCTTTGGAACATTCTGAGCGTTGTAGAATGTCTCTCCAGAAGGTTCCGCATTTGCGGGTTCTTCGGTTGACACTTCTTCTTTAGAATCGACTTTATCACCATCTTCTTTAGAAGAATCGGATACGTCAGCCTCTAATTGGTCTTCAACAGTCTCGCTGAGGGGAGCATTGTTCATCTCGTCTCCCTGTTCAACGGTGGACTCTTGAGCCTCTTCTTGAGGTGTTGATTGATCCATATAATCAATTTAATCAATTAATTTGTTAAGTTATCCTACACTTTGGAAATCTGGATTTTCTGATTGTTTCTGTTTTACTGCACGTTTCCAATCATCTTTGTTTTTAATGTGTTTGTTTAGTCCGAAGTTAAATCCTGGTTCTGTATATCCTGCATTCTTACTTTGCCGTCCTTGTCTGATCTTTTTCAATTCAATCTCCTCAGAAATATCATTGATCTTTTGTTCATCCGGATCATAAGGTTGTCCATCTTTTCCTATTGGCATCAGTTTGTTTCCTACACGTGTATACTTCATACTATCCTACTTTAGGTTCAACAGCGTTTCGGACCCTTATCTCTTTTTCGTTTGCCTTTCTTTCCATGCGTCGACGGTCTTTTTCCATGTCAGTTTTGGCTTTATCAACTGCATCGTCAAAGGTGTTAATATCTTTTTCTTTAATCTCTGAACCTTTAGCTTTGTCAATTTTATATTCATATAATGTATCGTCATCCTGTTTATGGATGCCGGTTAATGTTGCAATTAATTCAAAAGAATACTGTTCACCAACTTCCCATCCCTCCTGCTCTGGTAATGCGGAGGAAAAAAAACCTACCCCAGGTTTGAGTTCCTTTACTTCATCTTCCTGATTCTCAAAATCTTTTGATGTATCTTTAAGTCTATCAGTCGGGTTATCCGACGATTTATCGAAAGAGCGTAAACTTTTTATTAATGCGTCTTTATCGGGCATACTAAAGTCCTTGTAATAAGTTAGCAAATGTCTGATCCCCACCAGCAAGTGCGGCATTAGAAGCTGCTGCTGTTGGATTTACTGGACGTCGAGGAAGTTGTGTTGCAACTGGCGTCACAGGACCCTCCTGACCTAATCCAAGCTCCCCGCCAGGCAATGCTCCGCCTGGCACCAGTTCACCAGGATCTGGTTGACCAGGCAGAATCTTATCAATATTTTGAATCTTCAATGTCTGTAATACCCATTTCTTTAACTCTAGTTGATCAACGTCTCCTGTTGTATCTCCTGCTAGTAAATTGTATGTATCAAGCGCCCGTTTCATCATCAGCTCTTCATTCAGTGGCTCGGTTGAACCTTGTTTAAAGTTATAAATGTAATCTCCTTGAATCCCATCAGAGGAAATATCTACCCATTCGGTTGTTCCATCCTCCTCATCTACTAACGGCAAGACATCCTTTTTATCCCATCCAAACTGTAACAGTTTCACCAGTTTCTCAATCATGGCTGTAGACAATTCCTCAACAGTTTGCATCTTTTCTTTACGACGAGAAAACGTTGTATCTGCAATCTCACGTACCTCTGTTGCGGTTTGGCGTCCACCTTGAGAATAATCAAAGTCTGCCATGATCTTTTGAAAGTCTGCCTTCATCGAACGTTCACTTGCATACACATCTTGCGAGAGTGCTGCGTCACTAATCGGCGTAATCGCTGCTTTAGGGTCTCCATCTACAGGAACAATGGTCCCATCCTCAGGATTTTCTAATGCCTGCATGGTCTCATCAGTAACCATGTTTTTATCAATCCCATACTTTCGGTTAAACCGTTTACGGTGATTAATCATCTGTGTACGGGTCAAATTCAATTCATGTACCATCGGTTCTGCTAACTCTACTTCCCCCATCGGATACGGA